CCCCCCGACCTCCCCGGCTCGAAGAGCTTCGATCCCTTTCGGCCAACAAGGACCCAATCGTCCCGCCCTAACTCCCTTGCTACACGTAGCTTACATCCACACATCCGCCCGCCACCCAACCACAGCCAGCCCCAGCCGCAATCTCGCCACCTCCAGCCCTACCCGTCTTGACCGCACTTGACCGCCTCCCGCGCCCGTCGCCACGCCTGCCGCCCCGGCCCCTTCGCCGACTCCATCCACTCCGTCAGCCACCAGTTCCAGCGTGCCGATCGCGTCCGCTTCGCGCCCTCCCTCGCAATCCGCCCCACCTCCCGCATCGCCCGCTCGTACACCTGCCCGAGCCGCCCATCCTCCAGCCCCAGCGTCAGCACGCTCTCCCACATCGACGCGATCGATCCCTTCTCGCGGGCCGCGAACCGCCGCAGCGTCAGCCCCTCCCCGTTGTCCCCGGCCCGCCGCCGGTCCCGCTCCTCGCCTCGCCCGTCCGGGTAGAGCTGCACGTAGAGCGCCGACGCGAACGCCTGCGGATCGTACACCACCGCCGGCGCCATCCCCCGTCCCCTCGGCGCCAGCTCGCCCCCCTTCATCCCCCGCTCTTCGCCCTGCGAAACCGACCGGCCCGGGGCCTGGCCCCTCGCGGGGTTCGTCCCCGGGCCCGCGTCGGCAATCGTCGGCCGAACGACCCCGACCCGCGGCTGGCTCTGCTCATCGTCCGCGGGCGGGTCCTGTGTCTCGTCCTGGCCGGGGGGCTCTTCTCCTCGGCCGGGCCGCTCTTGCTGTTCGTTCCCTCTGGCCGAATGGCCGTTGCCGCCTGACTCTTCCGTTACCTCTTCCGCTAGCCCGCCGGAGGCGGGCTCTTGCTCTTGCTCTTGTTCTGGCTCTTCCGACCCGGCCCCGGCCCCGACGTCCCCCCCGGATTCACCCACCGGGCCCGCCGCCGGCCGCGACCCCTTTTCCCCCGGCGGCGCTCTTGACCCTTGGGCCTGGCCCTGCCCGTCGCCGTCTCCCGCCTCCCGCGGGCTCTCGTCGCCACCTGCCGCGCTGTCCTCGTGGCCGCCGCCCCCAGCGCCACGGCTTGGCCCGTCACCGTCCCCAGCGGGCGTCTGCGGCCCGTTCGGCCGCTCGCCCGCCCTCCAGACCGCCCGCTCCAGGAACGCCACGTCACGGCCGCTGAGCAGCCGCAGGGCTCTCCGGAGCTGCGGTACGGTCAGGCCCACATCCTCGGCGATTTGTTCCGGGCTCGCCGGCCGCCCGAGGTGGTCGAGGAACGCCCCGCGGGCGGCCCGATCCCGCCCGCGGTGCACGAGCAGCGTCACGGCGATCCCGACGAGATCGTACCCGCCGGCCCGCCGGATCGCCGCGAACTGCCGCTGAACGAATTCTCCTTGCGGTGAGCTGTCATGCCAGAGCCGCAGATACCGCATCCCATAGAGCCCGGCGTAGCGGGCCGCGTCGCTGCCGGCCGGCGTGTGGACGTGGTAGAGCGCTTCCCACCGGGCGATCCGCCAGACGCGGACCGTCGCCGGCCGCCTGCCGCCACCCTTTTTCCGCCGCCGGGCTGTCCGTTTCCGTCTGGCCATCAGTCCCTATGCCGCCCCACGTGCCGGCCCGCTGTCGACGCCCGGCGCGTTCCGGAATCCCCACCTTTCGCGGACTCAAGATGGGGCGTTCAGTTCCGTTCCGCGCCCCGACTGCTGCCCGCGCACCCATCCGGCAAGCCCGATGTTGAGTCCGCGAAACGTCGGGACTCTTCTCCCGCGCCGGGCCTCGCCGGCCGCTCGACCGCACCGCGGCCGGATCCCGCCGGGACCACCGCCCCCGGCGTTACGAGCCGCTCTTGGCGATCCCGGCCCGGATCCACATCGTCTGGAGCGCCGTGATGATCGCGACGGCCAGACCCCCCAGCTCGATCGTCCCGGCTGCCCAGGCGACGACCGCCGCCAGGATCGCCCCGCAGCCGGTCAGGTACGTTTTCTTTCCCGCGAGGAACTTCCGTATGGCGTCCATATCGAATCCTTTCGCGATGAGCCCGGCGACGAGCCGGGCGGTCTGTTTCCGATCGATCCGCCAGCACATCCGCAGCAGCTCCCAGGCCGTCGCGGCGTTAAAGCCCCACCGCGGCGATGGCGATGGCCAGCAGGACGCGGGCGAGCGCCATGCCCGCCTCCCGCTGCACTCGGATCGCCGCCCGGTTCTCGACGTTGAGCTTCTCCCAGCCGGCGAGCATCGCGTCGCGGGCCACGCCCACCAGCTCGCCGTCGTCCATCCGCTCGAAGAGCGCGACCAGCCCCGGCCCCGCGCCGAGCCGGAGCACGAGCTCGACCCACCCGAGCGTGGCCGAAACGCCCCAGTCCAGGAACACCGGAGCCCATTTCCGCGCGTAGTCCCGCAGCTCTTCCGGCAGCCGCGCGAGCACGGCGTCAATCGCTTCTTGATCCGCCATGGTCTTCTCCGTTCGCCCGCTTCGGGCGTCTAGTCCTCTTCGGGCGTCTGAGCCCGCCCGTCGCGCGCGTCCTGGAACAGCCGCCAGGCCTCGGCGTTGCCGGTGAGCGCCTCCGCCATCTGGTTCGCGTCGAGCCCGCCGGTCCGTGCCCGGCGGGCGCACTCGGCCGACCAGGCCGCCGTCTCGTCGAGCTGGCGGCTGTAGCGTGCGCTGAGCAGCACGCCGGAGCACCCGGCCACGAGCAGGAGCGCCGCCAGCGCCATCGCCGTCATCCACTTCGTCATCTCACACCTCCCGTCCGCCCGCAGGCGGTCCGTCGTATGTCCTGCCGGCCACGCGCCGGCGTCGATCTCTCATTTCCCGGGCTGGCCCCAGGAGTCATTCGGGCCACCCCCCCGGGCAGCAGCCCGGGGGCGTTCCGACGCTTCGCCGCCCGCGCCCTCTGCACCCACCCCTCCGCCGCCCGCGCCCTCTTCCAACGCCCGCCCGTTGCATCGGGTGGGGTCGGCTCGCCCGTCGCCTGGGCTCTCTCCCGCTTTCCCGCTTCATCCCACCGCCTTCCCGTCGACGATCTCGACGCCCTCGTCCCGCAGCACGCGGGCGTAGCTGTCCTTCCACCGCAGGGCCTTCGCCCACGGCGGCGGCCCGCCGACGCCGGCCGCGAGGCACGTCAGCGACCGCCACAGCAGCCAGATCGCCGCGGGCGTCTGCCCGGCGAGCAGCTCCGCGATCCGCGGGTGGTCCCCGGGCAGTCGCCACGCGGTCCGCTTGCGAAGCTGCCGCGCCGCCCCGATCCAGATCGTCCCCGCCTGCTCGGCGAGCTGGTGGTCCACCGGCTCCGGCGGCAACCCCTCCTCGTTCATCCGCCACGACCCGTCGGCCAGCCACGTCCGCAGCGGCCCCTCGCGGACCAGCGACCACGCCACCGCGACGAGTTCCAGGACGGCCGGCCGTTCGAGCAGCGGCTCGGCCGCCACGCTGATCGAGAAGCCCGCCTCGCGTGCGATCGTCATCGCCTCGACCCGCTCGGCGAACTCGGGCGCCCCCGGCTCCCAGAAGTGGAGGAGCGAGCGATCGACGCCGGTGAGGCTGAACCGCCACAGCAGCCGCCGCTCGTACCCGCGGAGCGCCCGGCAGAGGCTCGCCACCGCGGCCGCGTGGCCCTTCGTCACGGCGATCACCCGGTTGCCGGCCGCGAGCAGCTTGCCCAGGACGGCCCGGCAGGCGGCGAGGTTCCCGGGCGTGATGTCGTGCGCGGACGGGAACATGACCACGCCGCGCCGCCGCCCGTAGCGTTTTGCCACCGCCTTGCGGTCGATCCGTTCGCGCGTCCACTCCCGCCCGTGCGAGATCCGCCGGAAGCGGAGCGCCATGTCGCGGGCGTAGCAGTAGAGGCATCCGTGCGCGCAGCCGGTGCAGCAGTTGACGTTCGAGCTCGCCCACTCGCGTGTCCCGGTCTTCGTTGTCATCGCGCCGCCTCCCGCGCCGGTTCGTGTGCCAGTCCGGTCGTCGCCCCCCGTGCCGACCTGCCGGCCGGCTCCGCGCGGGTGCGGAATCCCAACGTTTCGTCCGCCTCCGGCGTCCTCAACATCGGGCTTTCCATCCCGTTCGCCGCCCGCGCTCGTTTGAAAAGCCGGATGTTGAGTCCCGAACGCGCAGCGCTTCGGGACGAAACGTGCGGATTCTTCTCCCGCGCCGGGCGTCTCCGGGCGCCCGCGCCACGTCGCGGCCTCCGTATCCTTTCTCCGCTCATCGCCACCGCCTCCGTCGTCCGCGTCGGTCGCGGGCGTCGAGCAGTTCCGCGGCGACCCACGCCCCGCAGAACAGGAGGACGGCCACGGCGAGCGCCCCGCGGATCCACATCCACCGGGCGCCCAGCGCGATCGGCACGGCGGCCGCCGTCCCGGCGATCAGGCCGGCGAGCTGGAGCCCGCCAAGGAAGTCATCCCACTGCCGTTTCGACATGGCGTCTCTCCGTGTCGGTCAGTCGTCCGCCATGGCCTTTGCCGCCGCCCGGCAGGCCTCGACGGCGTCGAGCGCGGCCAGCAGCCGGCCGCGGTCCGCGTCCTCGACGACGTCCAGCGCGTCGGGCACGGCCACCGACGCGGCGATCACGCCCACGCAGGCCGTCGCCATCGCCCGGCACTCCGCCCGCTGGCACTGGTGGGCATCGAGGCACGCCTCCGCGTCGTAGTCCCACGCGCAGCCCCGTCCACACAGCGGGCAGAGGAACCCGCCCGGGATGGGCAGGGGTTCGGGTGGCGCCCCACCCGCCGACCCGCTGGCGTCGTCCGGAGCGTTCCGGAGTCCCGAGGTTTCGCTCCGCTCAACCTCGGGCTTTTCATCCGTTTCGGCGTCCCCCGCGTCGGGCGCGATCCCATCCGGAAAGCCCCGGGTTGAGTCTGCGAAACCCGGGGACTCTTGCCCCGGCGCGGGCGTCTCCGGCGGGTCGGCACGTGGGCCGCCGCGCTGCTCTCCATTCTCCTCGATCACCACGCACGGCAGCGGGTTGCTGAGCAGCCCGTCCTGCTGGAAGAGGAGTCCCCGGTAGACCACCCGGCGGACGTCCAGCCGCCGCAGCACGGTGTCCAGGTGGTGCTGTGCCCGCCGCTCTTCCCCCCGCCACTGCTCGTACATCTCCAGGGCCGCGAGCAGTTTCTCATCCGGCACGGCGGCCTCCATGTCCCGGCCGGGGTCGGTCGCGAGCTGCCCGCTGCGGCGGCGGTACATCGTCCACCGCGGATCGCCCGCCGCCCCGGCGTTGTACGCGACGGGCCGCCCATCCGCGGGCAGCGCCTGGACGAGTTCCGCCTCGTAGACCGCCAGCATGTCCCGCGCGGCCAGCAGCCCCTCGGCGGCCATGATGAACGATTGCCATTTCCCGTCGGTCATGTCGATCTCCCTTCGGCCGGGGCCTTGATCCGCCGGAGGCAGCGGATCGGCGTCATGATTCGCTGTCCGTCCGTGCTCGCCAGCTCGGCCAGGACGTTCCGCTTGGCATGTTTCCCGCGCCAGGTCGCCACGATCCGGCACAGCCGCCCGCGGAGATCCGGCCGGAGCCGCCCGACGTAGACGTGTGTCCACTCCACAAGCCGCACTCCCAAGAGGCGTCCCGATGTACATCGGGAGCCGCTAAACAATCGCCCGAGCCCGCGGCGCCATTCGCGCCACCCCCCGGGGACGCAGCCCCGGGGCGTTCGTCCGTACGCTGCCCGTGCCCACTCCTAACGCCCGCCGGCTGCGTCCGGCGGGGTTGGCTCGGCAGGCGCCTGGGCATTCCCCGCGCCCGGGCTCGCCGCCCGCGCATGGAGGCCGACCCTCTTCAGGCGAGCCACCGTAAGTTCCGTGGCCGTTTCCGGGATGCCCTCGAACAGCGGCGCCGCCGGCTTTCCCGCCCCGAGCGGTCCGGTTTCGAGGACGTCGTAGAGTGCCCGGATCTGCGTATCCCACGCCCCCCAGCGGCCGACGACGGCGGAGAACTCCTCGACATCGTGTTTGCGGATCCGCCAGGCGTACGGCTGCTCGGACCAGCCCGCCTCGAGCGGCTTGAGCTCACCCCGCCGGCGGAGATAGCGGACGAGCGTCCGGTCGCCCTCGATCCGGTCGGTGATCTCGACGAGGTCCTCGCCGACCGCCTCGGCGAAAACGAGCAGCTTGTCCGCCCGCACCCACCGCCCGGCGATCGCCGCCGCGCAGTGGGAGAGTTCGTGGTCGATGACCGCGACGGCCTCGCGTTCCGCCTCCGCGGCGAACTCGGCGTCCGGCTCCCCGCACGGCAGCGGCCACGTCTCCGCGTTCAGCTCGATCACGAAGTCCACGTTTTCCAGGCCGAGCCGCATGAGCAGGTTGCTTTTCCGCGGCTTCCCGCGCGAGACGAGCCCGTCCGCGTCGGGCTTGAGTCCACCGCGGAAGAGCAGGCAGATTCGCGCCTCGCGGAGGTGCCGGTGGTCCGCGACCGCGTCGATGAGGTTCTGGGCGATCGCCCGCTCGACGTCGGAGGCGATCCAGAGCCCTTTTCCGGCGGCCTGCACGCCCTCGCGCGCCGGCGCGAGGACGTTCGGCATCTCCTTCCGCTCGGCGAGCATCTCCGCCACGCCGACCGTCTCGATCCCCGAATCCGTTTCCGTCGCCGTTGCTGTGGTCATGTGCGGTCTCCTTGAGCAGGGCGATTATCGCCCCGCTGTAGCTTCCGGCATTCCGCCCCCCGCCGGATCACGCGCGGGGCGATGGACCGGCGGGGCGGCAGCCGATGCCGGTGGCGGACCGCCGTGTAATGCCGCGCGACGAGCGTCCGGCTCATCAGCACGCTCGGCACCCGCCCTGGCGCGTAGTCCGGAGCCCACCACCGCCTGACGGGCACGCCGAACAGGCTGTCATAACTCACGTACATGGCGTCCCAACTCCCAAGAGGCGCGCGTGCCGCGCGCCGTTAAACAATCGCCTAGCCGTCGCCGTCCTTATCCGCCCGGACTCCGCTGAGCGCCTGGACCTGCCGGCGGCTCAGCGCGAGCGACTTGAGCAGTTTCGCGTTTCGCCGGTTGACGGCGTCGGCGACCTGGCGGATGGAATCGAGCGCCTCGTTACAATCGGCGACGAGCCCGTCGACGGCCGCCTCGATCCGCCCGGCGGACTCCGCGAGCGTCGCCAGCGACCGGCTCAGCGAGCTCCGTTTACCGCCGCCGCCGCGCGGTCCCGTCCTGGGCGGGCCCGCGTACTGTTCCATCTCCGCCCGCCGGGCGGGCACGCCGGTTGTCAGCGCCTGGTAGTGTGCCGGGCAGAGTCCGCGGCATTTGACCTTCCGCCCGCAGCCGGGCACGTTGCAGGTCCGCTCCGTCGTCGCCTTGCCCATCGTCCCGATCTCCCAAGAGGCCGGCGTACCGCGCGCCGTTAAACAATCGCCCGTGCCGTCGGCCGCTCATCCGAAAGCCCGATGTTGAGCGCAGCGAAACGTCGGGACTCTTCCCCCGCGTCGGCCGTCTCCGGGCGCTCGACCGCACCGCGGCCGCGATCCCGCGGGTCCCCACCGCCCGCTCCCTGCTCCTCCCCCGCCACCCGGTACGTCACGTGCCCCTCCGCATCGAGCACGCCGAGCAGTCCGGCCTCGTCGAGTTCCCTGAGTCGCCGCGCGCAGCCGGTCTCTTTTCCGCTGACGAGGTCGACGCAGCAGACGAGCGGTTCGCGTCCGCGTCCGAGCGTCCCGGCGCGGTCCTCGGCGCCGGGGCAGCTCCCGCCGTAGCGGTCGCGATGCCCGACGAAGTGCCGGCAGACCAGGCAGCAGTCCGCGGCGGTCTTGAGGAACCGCCGCGCGTAGGGCCCGTTGAGCAGCCGCTGCATGGGCGTCTCGCGTTTGTTTCGTTCGAGCGCCCGGTGGGTCCGCGGCCGTTTCCATGTACTGGCCGGGCATTTCATGCGAGTCCCTCCCGGAGGAGCTGTCGCGTAATGGCCGGACGCCGGCCCCCGTGCCGACCTGTTGGCGCCGTGATCGCGTGCACAGTGGTCGCCGGCGCCGGGACCGCGCCGCCAGCCTGGCCGTCTTCGCCGGAGTCGCGCGTGCCGCGCGCCGTTAAACCATCGCCCGCGCTCGCGCAGACATCCGAAAAGCCCGATGTTGAGCGCAGCGAAACGTCGGGACTCTTCTCCCGCGCGGGTCGTCTCCGGGCGCCCGTCCCCACGGCGGCCCCGATCCCGCGGGTCCACACCTCCGCGTCCCCCTCCATCCCCGCCCAGGGCTGCGATCCCGACGTGCGGTTTCCCGTCACGATCCGCTCCCCCCCGATCCGCGCGAAGAACCGCCCGATCGCCTCGACGCTGGTGACGCGATCCCGCCCGCACTTGATCGTCTCGAGCCGCACGCCGCCCTTGCCGTGGATGGCCCACCGCCAGACGGCGGCGGCCGCGGGCCCTTTGCCATCGGCCCGGCGGAGCATCCGCGCCGCCTCGGCGAGCGTGACGAGCTGTTCGTTCGGGAAGTCGATCATCTCACCGGGTCTTCCCTTCCGGGCTAGAGCGCCAGGGCACACTGCGGGCAGAGGACCTCCCCGGTGGCCCGATCCCAGCAGAACCAGCACATCGGGCCCCGATGACAGCGATCGCAATACAAGCTCTCCTCGCCCCGCAGCAGCGGAATTCCGCAGATGCAGCACGTCTCCGGCACCTCCGCCATCCGGCCCGGGCCCCGCGGCGGTGGACCCTCCACCGCCGCGGTGGCGGAACCGAGGCGAGTTTCGTGTGCTCGTCGGTGAATGCCCGGGCCGTCTTCCGGTCTGCGTGGGCGTGCGTTCACGTCACCCGTTCTCCTGTGCCGTTGCTTTGCACTGCTCCGCATCGCCGTTGCGTCGCACCGCTCTGCCACTGCTCCGCTACGCGGTACCCAGCTCGGCAGTGCCTTCGCTCAGCACCGCTTCGCCCGGCGCCGCCACTGCCACGCCATGCCTCGCCCGGCCGCCGCTGTGCCGTGCTCCGCATGGCTTCGCCATCGCCACGCCCTGCCCCGCTTGGCCTTGCCGCCGCTGTGCTTCGCGCTGCACAGCCCCGCAGTGCCGTTGCCATGCACCGCGTCGCACGGCGTAGCCACTGCCAAGCGCCGCGTCACCTTGCGCTGCCATGCCACTGCCGAGCGCTGCCTCGCTGGGCCGTCGCCCTGCTGTGCTGTGCCTTGCGGAGCGTTGCCGTACTCAGCGCTGCTCTGCCGCCGCTGTGCTTCGCGCTGCGCGGCCCGGCAGTGCCGTCGCCAGGCTGCGCATCGCCCTTGCCACGCCAAGCGGAGCAACGCCCAGCTCTGCTCCGCCCTTGCTGTGCCGCGTGGAGCACAGCCCCGCAGTGCCGTTGCCAGGCACTGCCTCGCCCAGCACCGCAGTGCCGTTGCCGCGCCAGGCAACGCCTCGCCCGGCCCTGCCGCCGCTTCGCTTCGCGGGGCCCTGGCAGCGCAACGCACCGCACAGCCCCCGCGCCGCCCAGCGGTGCCATGCTCGGCCATGCCGCCGCTCCGCCTGGCTTGGCGTCGCCGCCGCTCAGTCCGTTTCCGCGGCGAGCGGCCTCCAGGTGAACCGCCCCCAGGAGGCGTTTCGCCACTGGCCGAGTCCGCGTTTGCTGCCGTAGCTGAGCCACTCCTCGACGAGCGGTTCGAGGCGGTCGGGATCGAGGCACTCGACCTCGAAGCGGATGCGAGTTCCCACGGGCGCCTCTTCGGACCGCGCCAGGCTGACCCGCTCGCCCTGTGCGGTCTGTGCCCGCAGCGGCCGCTGGTTCGTGGTGAGCTCCGCGCCGTCGGGCAGGAGCAGCGGGATCCGCCGCGGGAAGACGAACACGAGCCCGTCGATCTCCCGCTTGTAGGCCTTGAGTTTCCCGCTGCCGTTGGCGGCGGCCCGGACGCGGCGGAGCATGCCGCAGGCGTCTTTGAAGAAGCCCTTGATCTGGTAGTCCCAGAGGGCGGGCCGGCCGGCGTCGTCGCGGCTGAAGACGGTCGTGGCCCGCTGGACTTCCTCGTCCACGTCGGGCAGCGCGTCGATCTCCTCGCCCTGCTTGGCGGCGTCGGGCTGCTTGCTGGCGATGAACTGCTCGAAGAGTTCCGGGTTGGCCGTGGCCGTCCCGAGCAGCGGCTCCGTGAACTTCAGCTCGATCCGCATCCGGGGCGGGGGGCCCTTGGGTCGGCGTTTCGGTCGGTCGGCCTGTTTCGGCTGCGGCGGTTTCGCCGCCCGTGTCGGTGTCGCCGTCGGTGTCATGGGAGTCCTCTCTGCGGCCGTCCGCATCGCGGCGCGGCCAGGTGTGATGTGGGCGGAGATGTGCGTGCCCGTCCATGGGAGTCCTCGATATCGTTCCGTCTGTCGCGGGCGGCCGGCGGCTCGCCGCCGCCGTCCGTCCGATGCCCCCGCCGGCCGTGTCCGCCCGGCGGGAGCGCCGCATCAGGGAGATTGCTCTAGCCGGCGGTTATCACGGCAGCACACTCGCCGGTTGTGCCTGGAATCGAAGAGGCGCGCGTGCCGCGCGCCGTTAAACCATCGCCCGTGCCGCAGCCCGATTCCGCGGCGGGGGCCCGCTCGATCAGCTCGGCGGCCAGCTCGTCGAGCCGGCCTGCGTTGGCGAGCCGGCGGATCCGCTCGCGTCTCGCGAGGACGTTCGCGCGATGCCGCCGCATGGCGAGGCGGAAGAAGCCAAGCGCCCGCGTGACGTGGCCGGGGTCGGTCCCCTCGCGCCGGTCCGCGATCATGGCTCGTTCCGAAGTCTTCATCCGGTGATCTCCATCACCGCCCGCACGAAGAGGGCGGCGAGTTGGGGCACGATGGCGTTTCCGTAGCCGCGGAGGCGGCCGACGCGGTTAGCTCTCGCTGCACGGATCGCCACTCTTCGTGGCCGGGGCTCGCCTCGTCCCAGGTCTCGGGGAATCCCATGAGCCAGCGGGAATGCGCCGGGTTGAGCGCGCCGGTATCGGCCGTCGGAACAGGGAACGAGGAGGCAGTCACCCCACGGACTTGCCTGGACAGGGCTTCGTAGTCGTCGCGGCTGTTCCGCTGCTGGCGCTCCTGTGCCCGCGGCGTCGCCCAGCCCGCCAGCGCGGCCTGTTCGTCCAGCGTGTACATCTTCCGCCCCCGCTTCTCCGCATCGGCCGGTCCCTTGAAGTCCCCGACCTGGGGCGTTGTCCACCCCGCGAGCAGCCCCATCGTCGCGTTCATGTTCCGGTTGTTGCCCGGCCGGTGGCTGTCCGCGAAGCTCAGTCCCGTCGGCATCGGCCAGCCCGCCATCAATGCCGCATCGTCCAGCCGGTGCATGTGTTTCGGATTGGCTTTGGGGTTCGCGCCTCCGGTTGGCGTCTTCGGCGTCGGCCACCCAGAACAGCCGCTGCCGGATGTGCGGCGCCCCGACGCTGTGTGCGCCCAGAACCGCAAACCGGACGGCGTAGCCGAGGGTCGCCAGGTCTCCCTGTACTCGATCGACCCACCGAGGCGTGTAAGTGAATCCGCGTGTGCGAGACAGTCGTTTCGCGAGCTTGTTCGCCTTAGCGAAATCGCCGTCTTGAACCGCGACAACGAAAGCAGCCTCAAGCTGAGTACCGACAACTTCTGCGGACGCGACCTGCTCACCGAAAACGACCGGGGGGCGAGCAGCCTCGATGAGTCGCTTCCAGGCGGGCCAAAGATGTCGAGCGTCATCTGTACCGCGGCGCTTGCCGGCCTGGCTGAACGGCTGGCAGGGGCAGCTTCCCGTCCAGACGGGCCGGTCGTCGGGCCAGCCGGCGAGTTGAATCGCGAGCGGCCAGCCACCGATGCCCGCGAAGAAGTGGCAGTGGACGAAGCCGGCGAGGTCGGCGGGGCCGATGTCTCGGATGTCCCGCCGATCGATCCACGCCGCGCGAGTTCGCATAGCCAGTCTCCGCAGAACGCGTCGCTGTCGTTGAGGTAGACTCCGCCGGTCCCGGAGCGTGTATCCGCCCGCCGGCCCGCCGGCCCGGTCGTCGCGTGTTCGGAATCCCGACCTTTCGCGGACTCAAGATCGGGCTTTTCGGACGGGCACGGGCGGCGAGCCGTTTGGGAACGCCCCGGGGCTGCGTCCCCGGGGGTCGGCTCGGCGGTCGCCGTGGGCATCCCCGAGGTCCTCACCGCCTCGCTCCTTCCGCCGCCCGGGCGCGATCGACCATCCGTCCGTGTTCCCGCTGCGCCTCGGCCCGCGTGGCGGACCAGGCCTCCAGACCGACGAGTTTCGCCGGCCCGTCGAGCACTCTCGTCCGGTAGAGCAGGACCCGCCCGCCGGCGGCCAACGCCGGCCGCCGCCCGCAGAACGCGGTGACGACGAGGAGGTCCCCGCTCTCCGTCCAGTCGACGGTAAGCTCCCGCGCCCCGACGCGGCGGATCCACGCCGCCCACTCCCACGGCTCGCAGGGGACCGGCAGCCCGCTTTCGAGCCGGTAGCAGCGTCCGCCGTCCGCCCGCGTTTCCGATCCGCGGCGTGTCATGCCGAGCCTCCCGCGGCCAGGCGGCCGCGTTCCGAAGAGGCGCGCGTGCCGCGCGCCGTTAACCGATCGCCCGCGCCGGCGGGGGCGATCTGCATCCGCCCCCGCCGGGCGGCGGCGTCCAGCCGTTGCGTCGCCGCCCGATCGTTCGCGATCCGCACGAGCCGCGTGACGTACGCCTTGACGGCGACCGCGTCGCGGTCGGCTATTCGCGTGAGTCGTGCGGCGTCGGCGAGGATGGCGGCCGCGGCCTGGTCGGCCCGCCGGATCCCTTTTCCCGCCCGGCCGCCGGTGTAGGCCGGCGCGAGCGTCTCGACGATCAGCCGGTCGAGGCGGTCCTGCTTGGCCAGTGCCCGCGAGCCCGCGCAGCCCTGCAGCCAGGCCAGCTCGCTCTTGCTCCATCCCCGCTGGTGGTAGGGCCCCGAAGTGGTCATCGCCCGGCCCTCCGCGGACACCCCACATCCGTGTGGGGTGACCGCTTTTGAAGGCCGGGCCCGTCCGTGGCCCGTGGGGTGACCGCCGGGGCACTTCACACAGCCCGCAGGCGGGGGGAGAATGGGGTTGTGGAGATCGCACGCGACAGCCCGGCACGACCGCCCCGCCCGCCGGCCGGCCGGGTGAGCAATCCCATGATCCCAGTCCGCTGTCCACGGACCGCGCCAGGGACTCACCCGGCCGGCTCTCTGTCGGGCCGGAGGCATCACACCAAGCCGGCCCCGCTCGGTGGGGGGTATTTCCGTGTGCCGAACGGCCCGGCCGGCGGGGCGGCGGGCATGGGAGTCCCAGACGCGGGCTCGGCACCAGGGGAAGGCTGCCAACCCATTCCCGCGCCTACGCCGCCCGTCGCATCCCGCCAGCCGTGCGCCGAAGAAAGCTCGCTGGTCTTCCCCGCGGGCGACCGGCAGGAGCGGGCGACCGCTATGGCCGCGAGCCCCGCTCCCGCCGCGGTGTGGCCGCCGTCTACGGCCCACCTGCCCGGACCGGCGCCCGGTCGGGCCTCGCCGCCGCAGGCGGAGGGAGACCTGCGGCGCTGGCGGGCCCTTGCGGGGGGGTGCCGGTCGCCCGGCAGCGGCCGGAGCGCCTGTATCGCTCCCGCCGCCCGGGACTCTATGAGGAAGTGCGGCGCGGGCCCGGACAGGGGGGCCGGGCCCGCCACCGCGGTGGGCCGTCGCGGGCGGGGGGGGACCCGCGGTAGGCCCTACGTCGCTCTCGGAGGAAGAAGAAGGGGGACAGCTCAGCGGGCAGGGCGAGGGGTTTTCCGAGTCCGCCGGGCTCGCCCCGGGCGACATTCGGGCCGACCCCCCGGGCAGCAGCCCGGGGGCGTTCATGTGCCCGCCACCCATGCCCTCTGGAAACAGCCCTCTGCCGCCCGCGCTTTCTGGAAACACCCCTCGGCCAACCGCTCGCTCTCCCAACGCCCCGGGGCTGCTGCCCCGGGGGTCGGCTCGCCCGTCGCCTTGGCTCTGCCCCGGCTCGGCTCGCCCGTCGCCTTGGCTCTGCCCCGCCCGGTTCATACCGCCGTCTCCTGCCGGGGCGTCTCTGCCGGCCAGCACTCGGCCGGGTCGACGTCGAGCGCCTCGGCCAGTTCCGTCACACCGCGGACGCCCGCCTGCTTGCCCGAGAGAATCTGCGAGACGCTCCCGGTGGACAGATCGGCCCGCGTGGCGAGCTTGCGGACCGACCAGCCCTTGATCCGCCTGGCTCGTCTGAGGGGCTCCGGATTGAACGGAACTTCGCTTGCCATAGTTCCAACTCCGCTTCCGTTATAGGCAAGCCGCCTTGTCCCGTCAAGGCCCTTTGTTCATTTTTTTTCACTTTCGTTCAGCGGCGGGGGAAGGGGCGGTAAGATTCACCGGAGCGGGGCTGGGACGTGCATGTTGAACTTCGGAACGAAGATCAAGAAACTCAAACCGGCGGGCGCGGGAGGCTACAAGCTCATCGCCGGCGCAGCCGGGTGTTCGACCGAAAACCTTCGGAAGATCGCCGATCACGGACGGGAGCCCGGCGTTCGCCTGGCTCTGGGAATCGCCAGGGCACTTCGGCGTCAGCCTGGACTGGCTCGCGGACGATGCGGCGGACTTCCCGCCGCAGCCGAGCGCCGAGAACCGCGGCCTGGATCTGATCCGCCAGGCGCTGGAGTCCAAGGGGCTGCTCGGCGAGCTGTCCGACGCCGAGCGGGAGCTGGTCTCGTTGTGGCGGGGTCTGGACGAGCTGACCCGCCGGCTCTACTCGATCAGCTCCGCCGCCGTACATCCGAGCGCCCGCGCGATCGCCCGGACGCTGCTGACCAGGTGATCGCTTTGCTGTCCGCGCTCGATCCGTGCGATCGCGGGCTGAAGCATCCCCGCCCGCTCGGCCAGTTCGGCCTGCGAGAGTTTCAGCTCCGTCCGCCGCCGCCGGATGTTTTCCGCAATCGTTGGCACCGTCCCGGCTTTCTGTCCTCGTCCTGCCCCATCGCAGGCCCGGGCGGTTGCGCCCCGCAGGGCGCTCCCGTGCGGGTCCGGTCAGTTACTCGGTTACTTCGTCCGCATACTTCGCGAGGTCGTCCGGCAGGTCGATCTCATTGAGCAGGAGCCACCGCGCGGCCTCCTCGGGCGAGACCCACTCCACGTGGTCCCGCGAGCCCTGCCATTGACTGCTGTGGTGGACGTAGTAGCGCCCCTTGCGGGATCGGTAGAGCCTCTGCCAGCCCCACTGGCTGCCTGAGGACCGACCGATTTTGTTGTGCCCGTCCCAGTCGCGGGCCTCGTCCCATTCTGCGGTCGCGTTGTCCGTGTCGATGATCGTGCCGTCGTCCATCCTGTAGCGTCCCATGATTACACTCCTGCCCAGTGGGCATTCGTTGGGGCCCGGCGAGTCCAGGCCCGGGCGCCGGGGGCCGCGCGGCCCCGAGCGTGCGGGTCCGGTCAGGCCAGCCCTGCCCGCTTGGCCTCGGTCCGGTCGATCGCGTACACGGCACCCTCGGCGACGACGGCGACAAAGCCGGCGCCGACTTGGCGCGTGGCCTGCGGAAACTCTGCCTCATCGGCTGCGCTCCACGGCCGCGCGTTATGCACGGTCAGGCCGCGGGGATAGTCCTCAATCTCCTGGCCGGTGCCGGCGTGAATACGAGTCGCGAAAGTCACGGTGAGTTCTGTGTTCTGTCCTGCCGCCATCGTCTTGCTCCCTGTTCTGGTTGTTTCCGTGTCCTTCATCCTGCCCCAATTATACCGCCGACGTTATAAATGTCAAGGGGGAATCCGGGAAAGTTTCCGTTGTTTTTCGGGAGGCCCCCACGTGCCGGCCGGCCGGCCGGCTCATCGCGTGTGCGGAATCCCACCGATTCGCGGACTCATCAGTGGGCTTTCCACCCCGCTCGCCGCCCACGCCCTCTTCCAACGCCGCGGGGCTGTCCCGATGTACATCGGGAGGGGGTCGGCTCGGCGGTCGCCCGGGCTCTCTCGGCGTCCCCCCGTCCCGTCCTGCGAAGCGTCCCCGCGAAGCAGGATTACGAGTTGAAGATCTCGTGGATTTCCGGCCCGACGTACCGGATGCAGCCGGCCGAGTCAACCTGCACCCGCCGGACGACGAAGACCATCTCCATCGCGGCCGTGTAGACGATCCGGCAGCACATCCAGAACTCGACCCCGTCGTCGTCATCCCAGTCCGACCGCGTCCACGTGTCCGCGTAGACCGTCTCGTCACCGTCGCCCGGCGCCGAGGCCGGGTCGAGCGTGAGCGGGTCCGCGTACGTCCCGCCGTGGATCACGTCCACCAGCACGCCCTCATCCGTCCCGAACGGCTGGTAGGCGACCACGTCGCCCTTCAGCGCCTGGACGAAGTCGGTGCTGCGGCCCGTGGGCGTCACCGCGTAGAGCGTCAGGTCCGTGTCGGTGTCCACTTCGCCGCCCGCGTCGTTGCACGGGTGGGCGGTGACGCTGTTTCCGCTCTCCCAATCCTCCGTGAGGATCGCGAACCGCACCCACCGCCCGTCGACGCTGGGGTGTTCGGCGACCCGAGCGGGCATCCCATCGGCCGGCGCGAGCCCCCCGCCCTGCGCCCCGCCACCCCAACGCCCCGGGGCTGCTGCCCCGGGGGTCGGCCGCCCGGCGCCTTGGCGTCGTCCGGCCTCGATCCCCACCGCGTCGAGCTCCCCGAAATCGGTCCGCCAGGTCGTGGTGAGCCGCTCGAAGTCGTACTCCACGCTCGTCACGAGCGCCCCGATCGAGTACCGCGTCCGCCCGACCTGGAGCTCGTCGAGCAGCGCCCCGAGCGGGGCCGGCTTGGCCCGGACGACCGGCTCCCGATACGCGATGGCCCGCCGCTTTCGTCCGTACCACGCGGCCGCGAGCCGCAGCACGCTCCGCAGGCGGTCCACGTCGTTACGGATGACCATCGTGTTCGGCGCGATGGCCCAGCGCCCATCCGTTTTGAGGTCGAGGATCGTCCCGACCGCGACAGCGTGGACCTGGGCGTCCGGCACGTCGAGCACCAGTTCCCGCGGCACGTCGTTTCCGTCGCGGGCCGGCAGGTCCCGCGCGACGCGGAGCCGCACGTCGGTCTCCCACGCGACGGTCGCGTACGTCGTCCGCCAGTCCCGATCCGGCGGGAAGACGCTGTCGGTCGCGTTGCCAAAGTCCTGCTCCGCGAATCGGTAGTTGTCCGCGACGCTGATCCGCACGCCGAACGTCCCCGGCAGGACGTGCAGGTGGGCCGGCGGCGTGGGGAACTCCGCGAGCGGGTCGCTCTCCGGCCGGTCGATGAACTCGTAGCGGTAGGCCTTGCCATCCTCCGTCTGCGTCGCCGTCCGCGTCACCGCGAACGGGGCGAGGTACTCCCGCTCGGCGGCCGTCCGCTTGTTGGTCTCCACGGGCTGGCCGCTGGAGTAGTCCACGCCGGCCAGCAGCGGCAGCTCGGCGAGCGGCCCCTTGCCGGGCGTGAACATCTTCCCCGCCTTGAATTTCATCTCGCCGTTGTCCCCGAACGCCGGCACGATCGTCGTGAATTCCGCGTCCCGGCACGAGAAGCGGGAGTACACGTCGCGGTACTTTTCCGACCGCCGGGCCGCGTCGTTGAGCACGGCGTCCCCGAGATCGATCGAGTTGTATTCCGCCTGGAGGTCCTCGCTCCAGGCCCCCGTGAGCGACTTGCGGAGATTGAGCGTGTCGCAGACCACCACGTGCCCGCCGCGGACGACGATCCGGTCGTAGCGGTCGCCGCTCTCCGATCGCACGGCGGTCTCGCTGCCGTCGATCGCCGCGTGGCGGATCGTCTCGCTGTTGCCCTCGAGCCCGCAGGCGCCGGCCTCGGCCGCCGACAGCACGCTGCGGACCGCGACGGTCAGCTCGTTTTTCCGGAAATCCACGAACCACGCCGCCCCCCGCCGGCGGTCGATGACCATGCGGAGCGCCGCGTGGAGCGTCCGCGGGCACGGCCAGTTCTCCGCGACCTCCGCGAGGTTGGCGACCTGCCCGGCGAGCCGCAGCCCCAGCGCCGGCGGCCCGAAGCGGACGACGAAGTACTCGGCCACGTCGGCCGCCGTCCAGAGCTTCCCGTCGCGGCTGAACACGTAGGTCCCGCCGATTTTCCGCTTGGAGCGGTTGCCCGTGAGCCCGCCGCCGCCGCGTCGCGGCCCGTTGAACGCGAGCCGGCGTTCGATGAGGTCGGCGCCGCCGGCCAGCTCGACGTAGCTCCCGGTGATGTGCGTGCGGGCGAGGAGGTGTTCGATCCCGCAGGCGGTGAGGTCCTGGTCGCCGCTTGTGATCGCGGCGTTGTGCGGCGTATCGGTCTGCCCGGTGACCACGCCGAGCCAGAGCGTTTCCTCGCTCTCGCGGCGGAGGACCCGGATGAAGCGGTTTCGGAGCCCGTCCTCGTACGGCCCGAGATCGGCCGTGGCCCCGCCGCGTGTGAGGGTCCCGTACTCGACGCGGAACTGGGCCGTGGGGATCGCGGGCGCCACCGCGGCGACGGCCCGGACGCAGTAGACGTCGTCGAGCGTCTGCCAGGCCGCGCCCCAGCGGCGTCGCGTCTGCACGATCGGCTGTTTCGGCTCGTAATCGGTCATTTCTGGTCCTGCCCCCCGCGCCGGCCTCCTGCCGCCGCCCGGTGCGTTCCGGAATCCCCACCTTTCGCTCCGCTCAAGGTCGGGCTTTCAATTCCGTCCCGCGCCCGCGCTCGTTTGAAAGCCCGGGGATGAGTCCGCGAATCCCCGGGATTCTTCTCCCGGCTCGGACGTCTCCGGGCGCTCGTACCCACGGCGGCCGCGATCCCGCGGGTCCCCTCCCCTCCCCGCTCATCACACGCTCGCCAGGTCCCCGGTCTGGATCCGCGCCGGCCCGTCGCCGGTCTGCTTGAAGACGATCGGGTTCGAGATCGTCACCGCGTTGTTCGGGTCGTGCAGCTCGCCGCTCCCGTAGACCGTGAGCGTCGCGATCGTCACGCCCCGCGTGTTGTTTTCCGCCGAGACCCGCGCGTCGGGCCCGATGTTCGCGGCGGTGACGGTATCGTTGCAGTCCAGATAGCTCGTCCCGCCATCGGACCAGTCGTGCAGCGCCTCGATATTCCCTTCCGTTTGCGTGTAGTTGCTCCCGCTGCCGGAGCGTTTGACCGTCCCGGCCGCGGAGCCCATGGTGATCGTCCCGCCGGTCTGGTTGATGTCGGGCGCGTCGGCCCCGTTGACCTGCGTGACGGACGGCCCGATCTCGATCGTCCCGCCGGAGACGTTGAACGTGGTGCACTCGGCCGCCCCGTCCCCGGCGAGCGACGCGAACGCCATCGTGCAGGCCGTGGAGTCCGGCGTGAAGTTCAGCTCCACATTGTCCAGCCCCTTGATGTTGAGCGGCCAGGAGCCGCTCCCGCCGCCGGACCCGCAGTGCGTGACGTTGATCTCGTCGGCGTTGTCCACGTCGAGGAACCACGTCCCGGTCCCCGCGAACGCGACCTCCTTGGGCGCGGCGTTTCCCACGTCGATCTGGAGGAATCGGCTGGCGGACCCGCCGTTCATCGCGCATCCGGCCTCGACGGTGAAGCTGTTGAGCGCGTTCCCGGTGGCGTCCACCCCGTACATCGTCCCGGTGGCGTCGGCCGGGATGATGACGTCGTCGCCCGCGGCCGGCGCCGCCCCGGTGGACCAGTTGAGCACGCTGGACCAGTGCCCGGGCCCGTCGACCGCGGTGCTGCTGGCATCGGTGAGCGTTTGCGTATCGGCCACGCCGCCATCGACCGCGGCGGCCGTGACGTAGAACGGCGTGCCGGCCGTATCGGCGGTGATCGTGACGTGCGTCGTGTCGTCCGTCGTGGTGACTTCGTTCCAGGGCGCGTACCCGGCCGTCTTGGCGGCCGCGGCGGCCGCGTGGAGTCCGGCCGTGACGTTCGCGACGGTCGCGGCCGTGGCCGTGAACGAGATCGTGTAGACGTCGCCCGCGGAGTTTTCCAGCTTGAGCGTGAAGACGTCGCCCACTTCCACGTTCGCGGGCGTCTCCGTATTGACCTGCGCCACTCGCCGCGCCCGGCCCTGGTAGATGTTCGTCGCCATCGCTCCGCTCTCCTGCAAGAGCCGGGCAAGCCCGGCATGCCATCCGCGCTACCCCCCGGGGATGCAACCCCGGGGCGTTCACTCCTTCCGGCGCCCGCGCCGTCTTCCAACGCCCGCCCGTTGCATCGGGCGGGGTTGGCACGGCAGGCGCCGGCGGCCCGCTCCCCTCACTCCGTCGCCCTGACCACCCACTGCCCGATAACCAGGCTCTTGGCCGCCCCCTCGTGGATCACGTTCCGCACTTCCACCGGCGTATACGCCAGGACCTGGACGTTCGCGTGCGCGATCCCGAACGCGTCGTCCACAGTAACGAGCGTCCCGAGCAGCGCCTGGCAGCTCGCGATCGCCGCGTCGCTGGCCGCGGCATCGTTGTGGATCGAGTAGCTCACGAGCGGTACCTCGGGCGCCTTCTCGCCGAGATGCCGCGTGGGCGTCCCATCCTCTCCGGCCCGATCGAGCGACTCGACCCGCACGCCCGGCGGTACCGGCCGCCCGTCGAGCACATCGAACTGGATCCCGCCGACGCGGTTGGCGGCCATCAGTCACCCCCCTCGACGTGGACGTTCCGTCGCGTCGTCTGCGCGTTGAGCGCGCGGATGAGCGCATAGATTGCCGCGACGAGCCGGTCCTTTCCGCCGCTCGCCCCGGCCGCCAGGTCCATTGCCTTGTCCATCGTCGGAGATTGCGCCCAGGCCTCGGCCGCGGACCGGAAGCCGGGGAACTCGCCCCACGACTCGATCCCGTAGGCCGCGAACCGCCGGAAGATGTTGCCGCCGCCGCCGCGGACCCGCCCGGCGATATTCGCGAAAGCGGCGTCCATAATGAGATCCGCCCGGCCGCCGGCGGTCTCGCCCATTCGTTGGGCCTGCCGTTTCCGTTCGGCCTCGCGGAGCTCGGGAACGCTCTGGGCGAGTTGGACCTTCCGCGCGAGCAGGTCCCCGCGTCCGGTGGCGGCCCCGGCCGCCTCGATCTGCTCCTGGTACTGCCGGAAGAGCTCCCAGTTCCGCGACAGCGTGATATACCCGGCCCTCGCCCGCTGTTCCGGCATGAATCGCCGGAGCTGCCGTTCGGAGAGTTGGCGGCGCATGAGGGTTTCCATCTTGCCGGCGAACCCGGCCCCCTCGACGCCGCCCTTGCCGAGCGATTCGGCGAGCCGCATCATCCGCGTGCGAGCCATCTGGATCGGCATCGTCCCGCCGAGCACGCCGACGCCGGCGAGCGTCTCCGGCAGCGTCCCGCCGATCTGGGCCATGGAGGGCGCGGGGATCTGGGCCGCCTCGCCCATCTCGCGCATGCCGAGCCCGCTGACCGGCGCGGCTCCCGCGATGAGTTGGTTGAAGATCCGCCGGATCGCATCCTTGGGCAGGCCGAACCCCTGCTGGAGCCGCCGCGCCCCGGTGATGAGTTCCCCGGGCCCCTCGGGCGTCCCGGTGATCCGGAAGAGGTCCTTGACCGTGGGCGCGAGTCCGAGCTGCCCGGCGCTCTTGAGCTGGAAGGCGATATCGGCCGCCGGCCCGAGGGCCATGCCGGCCCCGCGTCCGCGGACGCCCGCGATCCCCTTGGCCATCTTCACGAGCCGGTTCATTTCCGCCGGCGACTCCGCGACCTGGCTGAGCCGGCGGAGTGCGGGCTCGGCCTCCATGATCCGCTCGCCCCGCTGGCGTCGGAACGCGGCGTCGGCCTCGGCCAGCCGCTTGATTCCCGCCGTGACGGCCGCGACGGCCGCGCCGACGGAGGCGTACTGGAGGACCATCCCCTTGAGTTCCCCCGTGACGGCCCCGAGCGCCTGTTTTTGCTTACGCCCGCCGCGTGCGACCGCGTTGGCGTTCCGCATGGCCTGGAGCTCGACCTTTTTCTGGGCGTCGGAGAGCGCGAGGAAGGCCCGGACCGCTCCGGCCTCTTTCCCGTCGAGTGTCAGGACCACATCGGCCATATCGCTCTCCCGCGTACTGCGTCGCGGCCCGCGTGCCGGCCCGCCGGCCGGCCCCGGGCGTCTCCGGAGTCCCGAGGTTTCGCGGACTCAACCTCGGGCTTTTCGGCCGTTCACGTTCTCACGGCGGCCCGCCGCGCGAGGCCTCGCAGTCCGCCGGCGAGGCCGGCGAGTGCCGCGAGGACCTCCGCGTGCCGCCGTTCGTCATCATCCTGCTCTCGGCAGAGCATCTCGACCTCCGCCCGGCTGGGCGCGTGGCTCTTCATCACGCCGGCCCGCCAGAGCCGGTAGGTTTCCCATTCTCTGGACCGTTTTTTTTTCCGTCGCCGGCGGCGGCCTGGCAGAGCGCGACGAACCGATCGACGTCCGCGATCGCACGGACGCACGCCCGGAGGCACTCGCTCTCGAGCGCCCCGATGGCGAGCAGCTCGCGCACCCCCACGCGGTAGTTGACGCCGAGCGCCGCCGCCACCACCTCGATCGCCCGCCCCTCGGTGACTCCGGAGCCGCCCTCTTGAAAGCCCGATGTTGAGTCCCGGAGGGCCGAAACGTCGGGATTCTTCTCCCGGTCCGCCCCCGACCCCGGCTCTTCTTCTTCCCCCACCGCCGCCCCCACATACGCCGCGAACAGCTCCCCGGTGGCGTCCCACAGTTCCTGGTAATCCGCCCGCACCCGTTGCGTGGCCGCGCCCGTCTGCGGATCGAGCCCGTACGCCAGCGGCAGGTTGGTCCCCTCGGGGAACAGCCGGACGCACGGCAGATGCCACTCGTTCCCATCGGCGAGCCGCACATCCCGCCCGCTGACGCGTTCCGTCCTGGCCAGCTCTTCCGGCGTGGGCCGATCGCCCACGTAGTACCCGATCCAGTATTCCGAACGCCCGCCGGCTGCGTCCGGCGGGGTCGGCTCGGCGGTCGCCTCGGCTATCTCCGCGTTCCCCGCGCGGAACCACTCCTGCTCATCCGGCGCGAACCGCAGCCGTGCCCGCGGCCCCTGGTCCGCGGCGAGCAGGACTCCGCCGCTGCCACCGGGCCCGTTGCCGACCGGCCCGGCGCGGACGCCGCAGCGGAGGATCTTTGCGAGCCCCGTGTCGCGGAGGACCTCTGCCGAGGCCGCCCCCGCGTTCGGGATGAAGTACAGGAACTGCATTTTCTTCTCCGCGTTCCGGCTCGCGTGCCGACCCGCCGGCCGACTCCGGGCGTGTCCGGAATCCCGACGTTTCTCCCGAAGCGATCCGCGTTCGGGCTCAACATCGGGCGTTTTCCAATCACGTGAACGTGGCGTTCGTCGCCACGACCAGGATCGCCGCCACGCCGTCGTAGACGGGCGTGATGACGATCTCGCTGCTGAGTTCTTCGCCCGCGTCGCCGCCGTGGCTGTCGATCGAAATCTGCCCGTCGTCGATCGTGAACGACACGTGCTCCGCCGTGTCCTTGGCGACGCGAGTCCCGGCCTCCGTGCATTTCTGGAAGACGATCACGCTATCGGTCGCCCCTTGTGCCGTCCCGCCGATCCCGAACGTGCTGAGCGCATCGACCTCCGGGCTGCGGAGTCGGATCGTGGGGTTCCGGGCGATGATGTAGGCCTTGATCGGCCAGACCTGCCCGCGGACGGCGATGACCCGCTCGGTGATCCCGAAATCGACCTCGACGCTCTCGCAGTGGATCTCGGTCCCGTTCAGTTTCACGGGCCCGAGCGTGAACAGCTCGGTCGGATCGCCGCTGGCGGGCATGGCCTGGTTGGCCGTGACGGTGATCGGCTCGGTCTCCCCATCGGCCGAGAGCGCGAACGCGTCGAGGCTGAAGGTCGCGATGCCGCCCTGATCGCACCGCATGGAGCGGGGGATGAGCTGCCCGGCGGCCATGGACGCCTTGAGGTGCTTGGACGCCGCGTAGGCCTCCATCGTCGCGCCCCAGGCGTTTTTCTGGAAGTACGCGTCGAACGTGGTCAGCGCGCAGCCGGCGATCCCCGCCGAGCCGACGAGGCTGAGCTGCCCGGTGGTGAACGACACGACGGAGCGGATCTCCTGCGTGGAGATCCACGCGGGATCGACGTCCCCGGCCCGCCGGAGGATGTGGGCCACGCCGGGGCTGACCGCCAGGCTCTCCAGCCCGGCGATGGACACGCTGGGCGTGCCGCAGTTGATGAGTCCGATTTTGCCTCGTTCGTTCGCCATGGGATGTCTCCCGAAGTCGTCCCGATGTACATCGGGACGCCGTTAACCCATCACCCTCGCCCGCGCCCATATCCGGAAAGCCCGATGTTGAGTCCCGATGCGCAAGCGATCGGGACGAAACGTCGGGATTCTTCTCCCGCGCCGCGCCGGCCGGGCGCCCGACCGCACCGCGGCCGCCATCCCGCTCTGTCTCCACCGACCCGCCATCACGTTCCGATCCTCTTCCGTTTCCGCCTGCGCTTGAGATCGTTGAGCGTCCGCACAACCCGCCGGTGCATCGCCCGCGCGATCAGCGCCAGGTCCCGGCCGTCGGTCATCTTGATTTCCGCCATCATATCCGGCTGCCCGGCGGCGGCCGCCGCCGCGGGCGACCGGAGGTAGCGAGGCCCTTTCATCCGTGCGATCGCCCGGTTGTGTTTCCGCGACGCCGTGATCGTCACGGCCCGCAGAAGTTGGCGTCTCATCTGCCCGGACCACACGAGCGGATCGAACCGGCCCTTCCGCACTTTCGCCCGGATGTAGCGGAACTTCCGCTTGGCGTAGCCGTAGCGGGCTCCGGCACCGCGTTTGAAGTGTCCGCGGAGCACCTTCCGATGCCAGACCCGCGCCGCGAACCGCAGGCCGGCCGAGACGGCCTTCCAGACGGCCGTTTTCGGCGCGTCCAGCATCGCGGGGTACTCGATTGTCGTGGTGAGTTTCCAGGCCATCACTCACCCCACTCCAGGTCGACCGCGGCCAGGACCGTATCCAGCCCGCCGGCCGCGATCTCGGCGGCGCTGAGTCGCCCGGGCGTACGGCTGAGCCGGTAGTTTCGGATCTCGGGGATCCCGTCCGCGGCCTCGAGCGCCGCCATGATCGTCCCGATCGAGTTGACGAACTGGACGATGGCGTCCCGCGTATCGAGCCCGGCATCGTCCGGGTCGGTCAGGTGTTCGAGGACGAGCCGGACGGTCCCGCCGCGGACGTAGCCCGCGCGGGTGTAGACGAGTCGGGCGTGGTCGTCCTCGCCGAACCGGACGACGACGATCGGCCGGATCGCCTCGCGAGCCGCCAGGTAGGCCTCCTTGCTCTGGCCGTCGGCCCGGTCGGCGTCCGCGTGGTGGACGTAGAAGATGTGGTTCCGTGCCCCGGCCGCGTCGCTCTCGCCGCACCACGTCTGGAAGGCGTCCAGCTCGGCCAGCGCCTGTCCGAACTCGACGAGCGGCAGCGAGTAGATGCCGGTCGGGGTGACGCGGAGTTGGCGGACAGCGGCCCCGGCGTATTGGTGGACGGGCAGCGCCCGGTCGGCCGCCTCGAACGTCTGCGCGGACGGGTCGGGGAGGATCCCCCGCCAGGGGCATCCCGGCGCTACTGCCGATCGTCGTTTCCGTGCGGTGTCGATCGCCATCACGCATCCCAAGAGGCGCGCGTGCCGCGCGCCGTTAAACCATCGCCCGAGCCGGGGCCCGCATCCGGAACGCCCGAGGATGAGTCCCCGAATCCTCGGGATTCTTCTCCCGGTCGGGACGTCGCCGGCCGCCCGCGCCACGTCGCGGCCGCGGCGCCATTCTTTCTCCCACGACACCGCATCACGCCCCGCTCCCCATCTCCCCCCGAGTGAACGTCGTCCCGTCGTCGGCCGCTTCCGCCTCGTGGTCCACCGTCTCTCCGTCATCGGCGAACAGCCGGTACTTCTCCTCCGCCTGCGTGCTCTTGTTCCGCCAGGCCTTGTAGACGTAGCCGATTTTCGCCGCCAGCGAGGCGGTCGCGGGCGGCACTCCCTGCCCCGGTTCCGCGTGCGTGTCCGTCTCCAGCACGTCCTTGACCTGGGCGTTGACATAGGCGGCCCACGCCGAGTTCCACGGGACGGCCGAGAGATGATTGCCGGTCCCGCCGGCTTCCGTGAGCCCCGCCCCCGCCTCCCCGATCTCCGCGGTGTCGGTCAGGATCGCCGCCACGTCCGTCCCCGTCTCCGTCCGCGTGATCGTCCCGCTCGTCGTGCTGTAGAGCGTGTTGGCCACGCGGATGGTGGAGCTATCGTTGTGTAGGTCGTGATTGCTCCCGCCGCCCCGCACGCGGACGGCACAGCCGCTCAGCGTGATAATAGCCCCGGCGTTTGCGCGCACGCCGTAGAGCGTCCCGCCGGACTGGTCGCCGTAGCCCGTGATGAGACAGTTGGCCATGTGCAGTTCCGTCTGGCTGCTATGGCCTTCCACAACACCCGAGGTGGGGTCCATTTCGGTGCTGCGCACCAGGCAGTTTTCGCACAGCACCTTCACCTCATACTCGCTACCGTTCGTGATGTAGAGCGCCCTTGCGGCCAGCGAGATAAGGCACCGTCGGAACACGAGGTCAGCGGCAGAGAGCACCGTGGTGATCCCGTCAGTCGGCCCGTCGATGACGCAATCCTCGAACACGGCACTGGTGACCGTGGTCACGCCTGTCGTGATGGCGACCGAATCCGCGCCGCCGTAGATCCGGCAGCCCTTGACGTATACCCTCGCCGCCGCGGCGGTCGGGATCGCGTACAGGCCGAAGCCGGCGGCGCTATTGGAGACGGTCAGGTCTTCCAGATGGAGATCGTCCACCATCTTGATAACGCCGTTGGACGCCATCGTCCCCGTGATGCTGGTCAGCCCCCAGCCCCGGCCGCGGATTGTGGTGGCCGTATCCGGGTCGAGCCGCGTCCCCTCCTGAGCGAACGTGCCCGGCCCAACCTCGATGGTGTCGCCGCTGCTGCTGTTCGTGATGGCCTGGGCGATCGTCGCCAGTGCCGTACCCCACGACAGCCCGTCGGCCGCGTCATCCCCGCCATCGGCGACGTACCACGTGTGCCCGTCCGACGTCACGTCAACTCTCGGCACACCATCCGTGTAGGGCGTCCCGCACGCCGTCCCGAGCCATTGCGTCACGTTCGCCGCCGTGACGGTGATGTTCACCGTGGTCCCGTCGGAGTTATCCGTCACGTGGGTCGTGTCGCCGGTCAGCGTGATCGTGCCCGCCGTGCACGTGTTGTCGATCGTGAGGATCGCCCCTCGCGCCAGCGAGATCGAGCACGAGCCGCCGTCCATGCCCGACACCGTCAGCGTGCCCGAGAGGTTCTCGATGTCACAGACCGTGGGCGCCTGGAGCGTCAGCGTGCAGGCCAGCGAACTGCCGAACACGCAGTCCTGGAAGACCGCATAGCCGCCGTCGCGGACCGAACACGCCCCCTCGACTCGGCAGTCCTTGACCCAGCCCTGAATATCCGTGTGCTCGTATATGAAGCACTCGAAGTAGGCCGTCTGGTCCCCGATGCCCGCCGCGTTGCCCCCCGCGCCCGTAACGACGAGCCGCGAGAAGCTGGTGTCCTGCGTGCTCTGCCCGTTGAGGTCCACGATGTCCCCGACGTCGATGTGTCCCCGCCCGATGAACGCGTAGTGCTCCATCGCGGCCGCGAGCGTCTGCGTGCCGCGGATACTGATCGTCTCCAGGCCGAGCGCGTCCGCGATCGTCTTGCCGTTGGCGATCGTCGTGGTCGGGTACTGCGCGCTGCCGTACGGGTATGCCGTGCTGTTCGTCCCGTCGGAATCCACGTACACGATCCCGCTCTCGAACAGGAGCTTGGCGTCCACGATGGCCTCGTGCGCGCCGTCGAGGTCCACGTGGACAGGCACGTCCAGGAAGGCCCCGTTGTCGTGCGTGACGAGCAGCTCGACATAGTCCGCGCCCGCCGCGAACGCGGCATCCGCGAAATCGATCTGCCAGTAGCCCGTGGTCCCGAACGGTTTCGCCGTCCCATCCGCCCACGTCCCGAGCGTCCCGGCCGTGATCGTCGCATCGGCGACGGCCGCGACAGCGCCTTCGCGGATGTAGCTGAACGTGAAGTTGGCCTGGTCTTCGGTGACGTAGGGTCCGCCGCTGGCCGCATCCTGGAGGTAGAGCACCAGGCTCTTGCTCGTCGATCCGCGCTGGACGTACATCAGCATGGCCTCCCGATTCGCGGCAGGATCGAATTGGGCACGCCGGAGCAGACGCGGAGCGTGTTGCCGCCGCCGAGGTCCACTTCCCGGCGGAAGCCGGCAGCGCCCAGGATCAGCTCGAACAGCCCGTTGGCGATGTCTTTGTATCCGGCCTCACCGCTCGTGATCCGGGTGGTCGCGCCCTTATCCTCGTGCAGGAGCGTTCCGGCCGTGGCCGACCCGTTGCCCAGAATCGCGTTGAACAGATCCACTCCCGTGCCGTTCACGTCGAGCCCGACGCCCGTGTTGTTCGTGAGCCGGCAGAACGCCACGAGATCGAGGCTCCCGCCGAGGTCCATCCCCACGGCGCCGCTGCCGTCGCCGACGCAGAGCAGCAGCGACGCGACGGTCCCGACCGAGACGTAGTTGTCGTTCGTGTTGTTCCACGCCGCGCAGAGGGCGGCCTCGTCGTACTGGTTCAGGAGGATCCCGTACACGCCGTTATCGTACGCCAGGCAGCCCACGAACCGCCCGCCGTAGGCGGTCCGGTTGAAGGCGCTCCCGCTGCTGTGCCCGTAGGACCGGCAGAGCGCCAGGACGGCGTGCCGGAGGTAGCCCGAGCCCCCGATCCCATTGCCCCCGGAGTCGTGCAGGTCCACGCGTTGGAACCGCCAGAAGTCGGCGTTGCCGGTGACGTCGATCACGTCGCCGGTCGAGCCGGTCAGTTCCAGGTTCTCGACCGCCCAGTGGTCCATCGCGTTGATCGCCAGGCAGTGGGCCGCGGCGTCGTTCCCGTCGATCTTCCACGGCGTCCCGTCCTCGCTCCCATCGGCCGCGCAGCCGATGACCCGGATGGGGCTGCCGGCGGAGCCGGAGTGCTGGTCGATGTCGATCGTCCCGGTGAGCGTGACATCGTTCCGCCCGTAGAGGATCTCATCGGCCGCGACGGTATCGAGCCCGGTCTGGAGCCCCGCCTCGCCCTGCCAGGCGTTCTCCCACGACGTCCCGTTGTTGAGGCCCGTGGCGAGCGTCCCGTCGACGTAGTAGGGCCCGGCCATCAGATTCCCACCTCCAGCTCGACGGCCACGCGGACGCAATCGACCTCGCCGCGGCCGATCTCCGTGGCGGCCATCCGTCCGGGTTCGGTGACTCGGCGGTGCTGTTGGATTTCCGGGCGGTCCTCGGCGGATTCGAGTTCTTCGACGATCGCCCCGACGTGGTTCGCCAGGCGGACGATCGAGTTTCGCGTATCGAGGTCGAGGTCGTCCGGGTCGGCCAGGTCCTCGAACACGCACCGGACGGTCCCGCGTCCGGTATAGCCGCGTCGCGCGAGCCGCAGTCCGGCCGCGTGGTCGTGCGGGAGCGTCAGGACCACGAGCGGCCGCAGCGCTTCGCGGCCCGCGAGGTACTCCGCGTCGCTCTCGCCGGCGGCCCTATCGGCATCTTCGTGGTGGGCGAGGAAGATATGCTCGGCCGCCGCGGCGGCATCGGCCGCCCCGGCCCACGCCTGGAACGCCGTCAGCTCCGCCAGCGCGTCCGCCAGCTCTTGCATCGGCAGCCCGTACTGTCCCGTTCCCGCGATCGCCATCGTCTCACTCAGTTTCCGCCGAGGCCCTCTTCAAACGCCCCGGGGCTGTACTACTCTGCGAAGCAGCGCTTCGCTGCGAAGCACGAGCTGCCCCGGGGGTCGGCCGCCCGTCGTCTGGGCTCTCCCGGCCCTAGTCCTCGCCGATCCGCACATCCTCGGCCTCGATCTTCCGCCCGCCGACCTGCCGCCGGCAGCGGAGCACGGCATAGACGCCGGCCCGCAACCCGGTGATTTCCATCACGCCCCACTGCTCGCCGCCGCGTGTGAACGTATCGCCGCGTCCGGGTTCGGTGATGCCGTTCTCGTCATCCGTCCGGATCAGCACGGTCGCCTCGCGTGCATCGTGGGCGCTGTCCTCATCCAGCCGGACGGTCAGCTCGCCGGGCCCGTCATCGAACAGCGCCGCGATCGTGGTTTCCTCGCCACCGGCGGGCGTGTAGGCGATCTCCTCGCCCGCCTCGTCGGTATCGAGCACGGCGGCCAGGTCCGCCAGCATGTCCGTCCAGAGCGTCATCCGTCCGCCGTCTCCGCCATGATCCGTTCGAGCACCGCCTCGACGTCCCGGCGGTTTCCCGCGAGGAACTGCGCGTACGTGGCGTGTTCCGGGTCGCCCTTGTGGAGTCGCCGGAGGACCTCCCCGACCGCGATCCCGCGGGCCTCCGCGAACTCCTCGATCAACTGGCACCATGCCAGGTCGCTCATCACCACCTCCCGAACGCCCCGGGGCTGCCGCCCCGGGGGTTGGCTCGCCCGTCGCCGTGGCTCTGCCCCTGCCCGCTCATCCTCACAGCCCTCCGAGGAGCTTGGCGACGGTCAGCCCCGTCGCCCCGGTGGCGAGACCAACGCCGATGGCGATGCCGACGAAGAAAGCCCGCCATCGCCTGAGTTTCTGGGCGGGCGGGCAGTTTTCGGAGTATCGAGGCAGCGCCTTTTCCAGGACGCGCCGGATCGCCTGGTCGAAGTGAAGCTCGATCCATTCCCGATCGCTCTCGGACAGCGCCATGGCATCACCGTATAGGTCGCCGGGCCGGGCGAGGAGGACTCCCTTCCGCACTCGCGCCGGCCCGACGGTGGACCATCGACCACGCGCGTCCGCTCTTCAACGCCCCGGGGCTGTACTACTCTGCGAAGCAGCGCTTCGCTGCGAAGCACGAGCCGCCCCGGGGGTTGGCCCGGCAGTCGCCGTGGCTCTATCCCGCTTGCCCGCCCGGCGGGTCAGCCGTCCGTCGAGATCGTGGTCCAGAAGACGCCCGCATCGCCCTGGAGGATTTCATCGGTGGACGCCCGCACGCGGACCACGTCGGCCCGCACCGTGTCGTCGCGGTACGTCTCGACGGTCGGCATCTCGGGCGAGTCCTTCGTCCACAGGACGGTTCGGCCCGCGCAGCCGGTGTCGATCCCGACGCCGTCGCTCGGCGCGATGTAGCCGAGCCCGGCCGTGTTCGTCGGCCAGATATTGCTCATCGACTCGGCGACGCCCTCTTCCTTCGTGTCGTAGTGCGTCTGGCCGATGAGGATCTGTTTGATCCCCATCGCCGACGCGATCGCGGACCGCATCTTCTCCTCGTCCGCGACGCGGAGATCGACGTACTTGATCCGGTCGAGAATCTTCGTGGCGTTGTTGAGGTACTGCCAGTCCACGTTGTTGACGACGAGCGTGAGCTGGTCCTTCCGGATGCCGCTGGCCTGGAGGATGACCAGCGCCGCGTTGTCCACGTCGGTGACGGGCGTGGCGGTCGCGATCGTCGCCCATGCCGTGGCCGCCGCGGTCGCCGAGAACGTGGTCTCGTTCGTCAGCAGCGCCGCGACGCGGCGTTCGTGGTTGAGCCGCGCGAGGACCCCGAGCTGGCGGGTGGCCATGGCCTCGTAGTCGAAGAAGTCCTCGTAGTGGTTCTCGTCGAAGTCGTCCAGGACGTGCTCGTTGCCGTGGTCCTCGCACGTGAACGTGGCCGGCTCGGTCTGCAGGTCGATCCGGTTGTACGCCCCGTTCGGCGCCCGGTCGTCGCTGACCGGCTTCTTCCACCACTCGCGGGGGAAGACCGGGTACTGCGCGGTCTTCCTCTTCGTGCGGAAGATCGGCATGACGATGAGGCCGATCATGCTGTCCGTGTACTGCGTGACGTCGACCTCCGTCATCTGGGCCTGGAGGTCCTGCCGCCAGGTCCCGCTTGCGGGCGTGATAGCCATTTTGCGGTCTCCTTACCGTGTGCTGTTCGTCATTGGTTCAGGCCCGCCGCGGCGCATCTCCGTATGCCGCCGCGGGGCCGTTGTCGTCGCGTGTCATCTCATCGCTCGGGCGCCGCACTCCTGCCACCACTGCTGCCAGGCCGCGTAGCTCCGCGGCAGCTCGCCCGCCAGGAGGCTGGCCGCCTCCCCGCAGCTCATGCCGCCCTCCTGGAGCTCGCGGATCGCCGCCCGGAACGTTTCGGCCGTCCCGTCGTCTCCCCTCCGCGGCGCGCTGCGCTTCGGCGCCGCCATCTTCTTCTTCGCTCTCGCCATCGTCTCACTCCCAAGAGGCGGTCGTCCCGACCGCCGTTTAACGGCGTGCGGCACGCGCGTCTCTTCTCCCGGCTGACCGGGTCCGGCACGCCATCCGGGCCAACGCCCGGGGGTTGCACCCCCCGGGGTCGGTCACCCGGCGTCTTGGCGATCTCCCGCTCAGACGTCCCGCGGGCAGACCGCGTGGACGTAGTCCACCAGGAGCGTCTCGGCGTTGGCATCGCCGGCCTTGACGCTCATCGCGACGTGCATCTCCGCCAGTCCGGCGATCGTGAGCGTGACGGCCGTATCGGCCACGCCGTTCACGTACGGCGTGACGTTCGCCGTGACGCCGTCGTTGTAGTCGTAGAGGAACGCCAGCCGCGTCCACTCTCCGTCGGTGAAGTCCCCGACGTCCGTGTTCGTGGACTGCACCGCGGCGTTGGAGGCCTCGAACTGCCAGACCGTTCCCCCGTCCACTTTGAAGAAGCCCGCGCCGTCATAGCTGGCCGCCGGCCCGGCGTCGGCGTCCTGGAGCATGTCCACCGTGACGAGGTCCGTCAGGCCGACCCAGATCCCCGCGTCGTCGTCGTTCGCCTCGGTCAGCTTCAGGCGGATCTCGAAGAAGAGGTTCCGGTCCGTGTCGAACAGGAAGCACTCCGGCACGGACGCGACAGTGGTCGCGTCGTTGTCGTCGCCGTCGCTGACGATCTGGAGGATTCCGCCGGCCGCGTCGATGAGGGCCTGCGTCCCGCCGGCGTCCTCGGCGACCACCCACCGGCCCACCGTCGCGGTGTTGTCGAACTGGATGAAGTCGTCGAAGTACTCGAAGACCGAGTAGTGGCCCGACTGGAAGTCGTTCCCGCCGCGGGGTCCCCAGACGATGCACGGGATCTTCCCGCCGTCGGCCGTGGACGCCAGCAGCGCGATGCCGAGCTGTTTTCCGACCGCGCTGGCCGAGATCTTCCCGTCGGTGTCCGCATAGATCGCGGCCCCGGCGGCGATCACGCCGCTGGCGGTGAGCTTGCGGACGTTCCCGTTCATGCAGTGGCAGGCGACCGCGGTCGCGATGGCGACGGCCTGCGTGGTGATGCCGATCGGCTCATCGCCGCTGTCGGCGTAGACGGCGGTCGTGCCGGACAGCTTGACCAGGCGGTCGGCCGCCAGCGCCTCGCCGCTCATCAGCGTGAACGGCCCGCTATTGCTCCATCCAAGTGTCATGGCGTTTTCTCCTCGGGCCCGGACCGGCCGGCCCGCGCCTCAGTCTGAGTTCCACTTCCGTTCCGCAAAGCCCGATGTTTCGTCCCGAACGCGCAGCGCTTCGGGACGAAACGTCAAGATTCTTGTCCCGCTCTGACCCGGCAGGCCGCCCGACCGCACCGCGGCCCTCGCGCCGTTCTTCCCTTCGTCACCGCCCTCCGCTGAGCACGGGCCGGGTGGCCTTCCAGGCGTCGTGCGCCAGCGGCAGCTCGTGCGCCGCCCGGCGGAAGGCCCGGGCCTCCGTCCAGCCGTCGAGCGTCTTGAGCCCGGCCACTCGCCGGTCGTACGTCTCGGCCTTGCCGTCATCGGCCGGCGGCTTGGCCGGGTCCGCGAAGTCCGTCTCGGCCGTCCCGCCGTCGACGGCCGGCTCCTCTTCGGCGTCCGACGGATCGAGCGCCCGCGGCTTGACGCCGCCCTTGGCTACGCTTTCGAGCCGGTCGTTCGCCTCGTCGCGTTCCTTTTCCACGGCCGTCAGCCGGACGCGGATCGAATCGAACGCACGCGCCTTGGCCTCGGTCAGCGTGTCGCCCTCGCGCGTGGCGAGCTGGAGGACCTCCGGGAAGTCGCCCAGCGCATCTCCGATCGCGGCGATCCGCTGGCGTTCGGCCTCCGTCGCCTTGTCGGCGGCGGCCTTCCGCTCGGCCTCCAGGTCGATCTCGTTCTGCCGGTCCGTCTTGTCGATCGCGTCGTCGCTCATGGGATTTCCTTTCGTTCGGGCGGCCGGCGTGGCCGCGATGATTCGAGGTGCGGGCGTCGCCGCGGCGAGCGCCTGGCGGAACGTCTTGATCCCGTCGATGAGTCCCCGCTCGCGGGCCTCCGCGGGCAGGAAGCTCTCCCCCGTGGCCGCCTCCACCAGGCGGTCCGCGTCGATGCCGCGTCCCCGCCGGACGGCGGCGAGGAACTCCTGGAAGTGGAAGTCCACGCGTCGGCGGAGCGGTTCGAGCTGCTCGTCGCTGATCGGGATCCCCGGCTCGCCAGCGCCCTTATGCGGTCCGCTGCGGATGATGTGCAGCCGCAGGCCGAGGTTTTCCGCTCGGCGGGAGCTGTCCAGGACGACCGCGTACACGCCGATCGACCCGACGACCGCGTCGCGGGAGGCGTAGAACCGCAGCGCCTGGCTGCCGAGGTAGTACGCCGCCGAGCAGGCCATCCCGTCGGCGTAGGCGATGACGGGTTTCCGATCGCCCGCGGCGTGGATCTCGTCGGCCAGGTCGGCCAGCCCGTCGACGGTCCCGCCGGGGCTCTCGATCCGCAGGAGGACACGTCCGACCGCCTCGTCGGCCATGGCGGCTTCGAGCTGCTCGCGGATCCGCTCGACGGAGGTCCCGCGCGGCTGGCTGACGCGGTTGACCTGGCGGGAGTACTTGGCGATCACGCCCGAGATCGGGATGATCTCCGTGTTGCCGATCCGTTCGCTGTCCGGGTGGCTGGCTCGCTGATCGCGGGCCGCGACGATCGCCTCGACGTCCGCGGCCGGCAGCGCCGTTCCGGAGATGTGCCGCTCGACGATCGCGGCGAGCTGCTGGAGCACGCCCGGTTCGAGCGCCCACGCGGTCTGCTGGACATAGTCGAGGATCGCCGAGATCGGCCCGCCGCCGGCGTTTGTGTCGTCGTCCGTCACCGTCACGCCTCCACTCCGGGCAGTCCCACCGCGTACATCACGGGCGGCCAGCCCGCCGCCGCGGGTTTCAGCAGTCCGCTCAGCGGCTCGATCGTCTCGATCTCCGCGCCGCCCGCGCTCGCCCGCGCGCCCGTCAACGCCCCGGGGTTGTATCCCCGGGGGTCGGCGTTTCGGCGCCTTGGCTCTCCCGGGGAATCAGCCCGCGCTGTCTCTGTTCGTTCAGTTCCCACTTTCGCTCATCCCAGACTTCCTCCGGGTCGCGTCCGTGCTCCCGGATGCACTCGCTCTCGGTCTTGACGCCGTTCTTGAGGTCCGTCTCGTCGGCCTTCGCCTGCTTGTAGGGATCCACGGACCACCACCGCCCCGGCTGCCAGGCGGCCCGGTAGATGTTCTCGGCCGGCGGTAGCTCGCGTGCGGCCACAGCCCGCACGATTAAGCGCCGCACGATCGGCACGGCGATCCGCGAGATCGTGAACCGCTGCTCCCGCCGGAATGCCCGGTGGGCCTCGAGCAGGGCCGCCCGCGCGGACGAGTAGTTCGTCTTGGAGAAGTCAAGCAGGACGAGTTCCAAGGGCATCGACCCGGCGGCCCCCACGATCCGCGCGCACGTGACCAGGTACGGCTCGAACTGGTGCGTCGGCCGCGTGGGCGCGACGAAGTCGAGCTCCTCGCCGGGCACGCCGTCGTAGACCATTCCGGGCTCGTGGCGGAGGAGCTTCGTGAACGTGGTGTCGCTGTCGGGCGTGGCGTTCGGGTCGGTCTGGACCTCCGTCCCTGGCAGGGCGTCCGTGAGGGACGGATCGCGTTTGAGGAACCACGCCCAGTCCGCCTGCATCTGGGCGGCGAGCGTTTCCGCGTCGATGTAGGCGTCCAGCTTGTCGATCAGCCCCATTGTGGAGGTCAGCATCGGAAGCCCGCGGGACTGCCCGAACCGCGTCCGGTTCGCCGGCAGGATAGCGTCGGCCGCGTCGATCCGCTCGGCATTGGCCCTGCCGGTCCAGCCGAGCCGGTTGTGCCGCTTGGCCTTGGCGACGTGGTAGGCGATGACATCGCCGCGGGCGTTGGTCTCGACGCCGTGGCTGATCCGCTCCCGGCGGGCCGCGTCGATGTCACGCGGCGTGACGAGCCATTCCCCTTCGTAGGCCTGGACTCGCCCGTCGTCCGTGAACGCCAGCAGGACGTCGCCGTCCACCCATACGGCCCGCAGCGCGAGCCGCAGCCCCTCCTGGAAGTCGATCCCGCCGAGGAACAGCCCTTGCATCCGGTCCGTGACCAGGGCATTGACCTCCCGGTCGAGCCCTTCGTCGCCAGTATTCGCCCGCCAGCCGAGCCCGTCCCCGAGGACGTTGTCAATCGCCCGCTCGACGATCCCGTGGTAAAGCGGCGTGTTCCGGTCGTGCTCTCGGGAGAGCTCGCGGAGTTCCCAGAGCGTCCGCGGGTCGGCCTGCTCGTTGGCGGTTCCCCCGCGGCCGGGCCCGCGGCGGTGCGTCCGGAGATCGTTGACCACGTCGTAGCCGCCGGCGAGGATGGCCGTTTGGAGGCGGGCGTGCTGCCGCATGAGTCCGCGTCGGGGGCTGATCGCCCGAACGACCGCGTCGGCCGCCCGTCCGATCGGTCCGGGTCGGGCCTTCTGGGCGAGTTTGTTGCCCCGTCCCGCGCGGAGCGCGGCATCGACGGCCCGGCCGGCGAACGTGCTGGCGGGTCGGGCGCTCATGCCGGCCTCCGGCGGACATCGCCGAGCAGCACTTGCGTCCCGCGTGCGGCGAGGTTGACTTCCCGCTGGAGATCGCGTCGGAGGCTACGGAGGTCCTGCAGGCTCATCCGGCGGACGGAGACGCCCCCCTGGGAGTATTCCTGGACGGGCCGCCCGGCGAGCAGAGCGGCGATCGCGTCGTTGACCGCGTCGAGCAGCGTCGAGGCGTCCGTTGCCATGCGGGCTCGGTCCTGTCATCCCGACGGTCCGATGTCCCGGCCGGCCCGTCCATGGGCCTGCCTGTCGCGTTCATTCTCCCGCGCCGCTCCCCGTCCCCGCCAGCGCGCGGAGTACAGCCCTGTACTGTTTCCCGGCACCCCCGATCCGGCGCGATCCGCGCCCCCCGCGCCCACCCGCCGCTCGTCTCATCGCGTGTGCGGAATCCCACCGATTCGCCCCGAATCGCTGCGCGATCGGGACTCATCAGTGGGCTTTTCACCCCGTTCACCTCCCGCACATCCGGAAAGCCCGAGGTTGAATCCGCGAAACCTCGGGATTCCCCTCCCAGCTCGCACGTCTCCGGCCGCTCGACCCCACCGCGGCCCCGACTCCGCGCGGACCTACCGCCGCCCGTTTCCCCGTGCCCGCGCCGCCGCCACCTGGGAATCCGTCGCCCGGTTGAAGAGCTTGTACGTGTGCTGCCGTTTGCCGCGGCAGCGGACGCACCGCTCGACGAGCGGCGGATCGCAATCCAGGAGGATGAGCGTCCGCTGGACTCGCAGATCGGCCCCGCAGCGTTTGCATCGCGTTCGCCCCGGCTCGTACTCGATCGGCCCGAACAGGGCCGTCACGAGCCGGCGGACCAGCTCGGCCTTGCGACCCTTCGTGATCTGCCCTTGCTCCGCCAGTCGCCGGCGGAGCTCCGCCAGGGGCATCCGTCCGATGTCTTCCGCCGTCGGCTGTCCGGCCGCCGTCGCTCGCGTTCCATCGCTCATGTCGCTCTCCAAGAGGCGTCCCGACGAACATCGGGAGGCCGTTAACTCATCGCCCGCGCCCGCGGCCGCTCTCAACGCCCGCCCGTTGCATCGGGCGGGGTTGGCCGCCCGTCGCCTTGGTTCTGTCCCTCTTCCATCCCGACCGGCGTCTCTCCCCCCCCCCCCCCCGCCCGCTCGATCACCCGCCGCGTCATCCAGACGGTCATCGCCACCGCCGCCCGTTCGCCGGCCCATCCGGCGGCCTTCGGCGTCCTGTACCGCCCGGGCCCGACCGCCACGATCCGCCCGCCGGGGTCGCTGAACGCCCACCGATAGAGCCCGTTCCACCGGCCCGCCGCGTCCTTGTCCCGCATGACCGCGATGCTCATCGCTTGTACCGCTCCATCACCCCCCGCCGTCCCCCGACCGCCTGCGCGGTCCGCGCGGCCGCCGCCTTATGCGGGTCCAGGTACGCCGCCGCCGCCAGGGCGAGGTAGCTCGCGTCCCACAGGTGGTTTGCTTTGCGGCCTTCCCGCGGGACCCAGTAGCGCCGCATCTCGACGCGGCCGGCCTTGTTTCGTTTCCGCTGGACGCGGAGTTCCTCGCTCGTGAGCTGGTGGATCGTCCGCTCGGCCGTGTCGGCCGGGAGGTGGACGTAGCCGCTGCCGACCTGGGGCGTGCTGAGCAGGCGGGCGAGCCAGCTCTTGCACCGGAAGCTGTTCACCCGCCAGAAGACCAACCCCGCCTTGCGGAGCAGCCGTTTCCGCGTCGCCGACCGCGACGATTCGAGCCGCGAGCTCCGCATGACCGCGTCGGTCGCCCTCGCCCGCGGGTCCCCGGCGGCAGGCCAGCACGCGGGCCGCCGCATCTGCCCGCAGAACTGGATCACTTCCCCCGCCCGGTACTGCGTGTCGATCAGCGCGAGCTGGACGCCGAGCGTCGGCTCGCCGGCCCCCCCGGCCCGCCGCCACCGCCGCGTCAGGGCGGCCTCGATCGGCGCGAAGTCGATCGGCGCGGCGCTGTCCGCTCCCACCACGCGGCTGTCCACTTTCTCCGCCGCCAGCAGCCACGCCTCGTATCCCATCCCCCAGCCCCAGACCGCGAGCCAGAAATGGTCGATTTGGACATCGATCCCCGCCGTGATGAGCACCACGCCGGCCGGCACGCCGACCCGCCCGTCCTCGACCCGTTCGGGGATGGCCGACGCCGCCCGCTCGTCCACGGCCCACGTCTCGACGTGATCGGCCAGCCGCCGCGCCTCGACCGCCGCCTCGGCCTCCTGCCAGATCAGCCCCAGCTCGCTGTTGAAGAAATCGATCAACGGCCCCATGTCGCCCGTTTCCCGCTGCTGCCGCGCGAACGCCCACTTCGCCGCCAGTTTGGAGGCGGTGGACCACGCCGGGTGGAGCATGAGCGCGGAGACGTGGTAACTCCGGTGGTCCGTTTCCGGCGGCTCGCCGACGAGCTGCCCGTCGGCGTCGACCTCGCACCCGTGCGGTGCCCACCGCCCGGCCTGGACGGCCGCCCACCGCTGCCGCTCGGTCCACGCGGCCCCGCACCGCGGGCAGACGTAGCGGGCGTGCCCGCCGGCCTTGTACTCGTCGGGCTCGAGCAGCCGCCCGTCGGCGCCCTTGTCGAGCTCGACGTGGTTCCACGTCAGGACGTGCGACTCCCCGCAGAGCGGGCAGCGGGCCCACCACTCGCGGCGATCGCCCTGGCGGAACAGCACGTGGATCCGCCCGTACTGGTCTGTCGGCGTGCTGCCGGCGAGGCGTTTGGGGAACGCGAACGTCCGCTGCCGTTTCTCCGCCAGGCTGACCGGGTCGCCCTCGCGGCCCACGCGTTCGGGGAACTTGTCCACCTCGTCCAGGAAGACCACGCGGACCGCCACGTCGCCCAGCGCGGCCGCGCTGTCCGCCCAGGCCAGGTACAAAAACATCCGATCCAGCTCGGTTTCCATGCCCCCGCGGAGTCTCTTGGCGTCGCCGCCGATGTGGCGGAGCAGTGCGGGCGAGCGCTCAAACATCCCCCGCAGCCGGCCGATCCGCCGCCGCGTGTCGCGTTCCGTCGGCATGACGAAGATCGTCGGGCTCGGCCACTCGCAGACGAGCCAGCCCACCGCGTTGTTCCACAGCTCGCTCACACCGCTCTGGCTGCATTTCTGGAACGTCACCGCCTCGATCGTCCGGTCCGCGATCGCCTCGGCCGGCTCGCGGAGGAACGGGACGATGTCCCACCGGAACGGCCCCTCGACGGCGGACGTTTTGGCATCGAGCACCCGCTCGCTCTCCGCCCAATCGATCAGCGAGCGCCGCTCCCGCGGCCGCAGCGCCGCGACCTCCGCATCCAGCGCCGGCAGTCCCGCGTACCGCCCGCCCGCCCGCCTCGCGATCTCAGCCGTCTCCGCCATCGCTCCCGCTTTCCGCCGCCGCGTAGAGCGGCTCATCCCGCCGCCGGCACCGCCGCAGCGCCTCCGGGTTCCGCCACACGCTCTCCGTCCGGGCCTGTTTCCGCAGCGCCGCCCCCGCGCCCAGGATCCCCGTCGCCCGCGTCCGCGCCGCCGCGTAACAGGCCGTCTCGAAGTCCCGCCGCTCCCAGCCCGCCTCCGCCAGCGGCCGGTAGACCTCGTGCGCGTATCCGCTCAGCACGACCGCCCCGCGGTAGGCCAGGAGCCGCTCGACGAACTCCGCGTGGTCCGCCTCCGTCATCTCGTGCGCGTACCCGCCCGCCCGCCGCGTCGCGTGCACGTACGGCGGGTCGCAATACGCCAGGTAGCCCGGCCCGTCGTACCGCTTCAGGATCGTCCGGAAGTCCGCGTTCTCGATCTGCACGCGGACCAGCCGCGCGTGGATCGCCGGCAGCCCCCGCAGGCACGAAAGCCACTGCGACGCCGTCCCCGCCATCCCTGCCCTGGACCTTTCCACAGCGGAGCCCCAGCCCGCCCCGAAGCACCCGCCGAACGACTGCCGCGCCACGACGAACCACAGCGCAGCCCGGCGGACCGGATCGGCCTCCGCCTCCCAGCTCGCCCGGGCCTCGTTCCACAGCTCCCGCGAATATGGATGGGCCTCGACCAGCCGCCGGAACGCCTTGAACTGGCCGGGATCGCACAGGACGCGGAAGAAGCCCGCCAGCCCCCCGTCCCGGTCGTTCCACGTCTCGACCTTCGCCGGCCGCTTGGCAAGCAGCACGGACGCCCCGCCCCCGAACGGCTCGACGTACTCCCGGTGCGGCGGCAGCAGCGGCACGATTCGCGCGGTCATCTTCCCCTTCCCGCCGAACCACCAAACCGGACTTCTCAGCCGCTCTGCCGCCATCGGTCATCGCCCCTCATCATCCGCCTCTCCGTCCGTCGCCGCGTTCTCGATCTCCCCGCCGCTCGCCTCGTCGCCCGGCGGCGACCCGTCCCGCTGTCCGAGGATCATCGCCAGCAGCCGCTCGAACAGCCCCGCGGCCGCCGGCGGCAGCTCCAGCCACTCGGGGACCGACATCTGGCCGCGGAGCAGCGTCTCGACCTCCAGCTCGATCCGCTCCGCCATCGCGGCCGGCGGGAGCCCCTGGAGGTCCCGCATGAGCGACTCGGGTTTGTTTTCCGCCCACGCCTTCAGCCGGGCCGCCCGCATCACGAGTCCGGCGACGACGCGGTCCCGTTCGAGCATCTCTCCCCGCCGCGCCGCGTTTTCGAGCCGGAGCCGTTCGAGCCGCTCGCGGCTGAGATCGTGTTCCGTCGCCGCCCGGTCCCCGCCGGTCGGCTCCGCCCCGGCCGCCGCGAGCTGCCGCGCCCGCCACTCGATCAGCCGCGGCAGGTGGTACGTGCGGTCTCCGTTCTGCGGCGCCCCGGCCGTGGCCCACGCGTGGATCGTCTGCCGCGTAACGCCGAGCGCCTCCGCCGCCTGGCTGACCCGCAGGGCGGAGAAGTTGACCGGCGGCCGGTCGTCCATCTCCCGCCCGAGCCGGCTGAGGATCTCCCGCGCCGCGCCGACCTTGCCCTCCTGCGCCTGCTCGGCCAGGCCGGCGTAGACTCGCCGGAGGAACTCGACCCGCCCCTGCCGCCGCGCGTCGGCCAGCTCCGGGTCGTCCCGGAGGACCGCCCGGAACTGCTCGACGCTCATCTCCAGCGACGCCGCCGCCTCCTCGATCGGCGCTCCCGCCGTGGCCCGTCCGACGTTGTAGACCAGCCGGCCCCGCTCCCACGCCCGCCGGAACGTCACCCGCTTTGCCATCAGCCTCCCGAGCCCGGCCCGACCGACGCCCGTGCAGGCCTCGTCCGCCTCGGCCACCGACAGTCCGCGAGCTGCCAGTTGCCGCAGCCGCCTCGCGCTGACCCGCCCTCTCCGCATCACCCACCATCACCCAACCTATCCCAATCGTATGTTCGCATATCACCATATCTCCCGCCGCCCTCACCACTTACAGCCCCACCCAATTCCCAACGTAAGTAAACCTCCAAAACCCAAAACACAAACGCCCCCCCCCGACCTCCCCGGCTCGAAGAGC